TGACGGCTAATTGGTATCCGCGTACGGGCAAAAAGCCAAATTGAGTAGGGAGGAATCGAACCTCCCCTAGATCACCTATTTGATTACTCTTGTGTAAGCAACGCCACGATATACGAAAGTAACTTTCATGTGTCATCTCCATATACCAAAGCCCCGTTCCATGCTTTGGTGTCATGCGTCCCGTAAGGGATGAACGGACGAAGCGTTAAAATGAAGGTTCCCCTTCAGGCTCTACATTTTTTACGTAACGACCTTTTGTGTCACGCTTTTTCTTTGTTGGTTTCTCTTCTGATACAGGTGTTTCTTTTCTACCTGTAGTTGTTTCTTTCCAACGTCTTACACTCTCTGTCATAATTATTAGGTAAATTGTTCCAATGTCTCATTACACCGGAACATATAAATAAGTTAGTTATTAAGGTTAAATATAAAACAAATTTTTCAACCAATTTTTTAGGCCAGGTTAAAAGATTCCTGGAATAATCTGTCCTGTTAAAGCGTATGCTCCTAGTGCAGCTATTATGCCGATCATCGCAAGTCTGCCATTAAGTTCTTCAGCAATATGCCATTTATCGTTTTCGTGATTGTGGTGTGTCATTAGTCTTATTGGAGGTTCGTAGGGATAATTATTAGTAAATAAGTTTTCAAATTTTTCTTTTTGGCTCATGGCCTAAATTCAGGTCCGACTCCAGCTTGTACACAAATACCATCTTTACGGAAAAAACCAGAAGGACAAGGTTTTTTTACTTTTTTAGCTGTAGTTTTTGTTTTTGTTTTTTTAGTTGTTTTCATTACTTCTTTTTAACCTTCTTTGTTTTTGGTTTTGGTGGTCTACCTTTTTTACTTCCATATGTGCCCGGTCCATAAGGTGCCATTTTTTTTCTCCTAGAAATTAATATTTGATCTATCAAGTTTGCTGATTACATCTTGACGATATGCAGGGTCGTTTTCATAACGAGGATCGCTCATCGCTTGTACAAGTTCAGCTTGACTTCTAAATGTGTCTGTGTTTGCAGATGGTGGTTTACCTGTTATCATTTTTCCGTCAACACCAACTGCGTTTTCGTATTTATTTATCACTGTTTGTAGTGCAAAATAACAAGCAAGCGGATCTCCACGATCCACCACTTTGTCATACATTTGTTGTTCTTTATCTGATAAATTTTGAGTTGCCCAAGTAATCATTTGATCATACTTTTCTGGACCACCAGCCATGTTTTTTAAATCGGCTACATCTTTATCAGATAGACCTTTTGGTTGTTGTGCCTCTCTATACCGTAAATATTCTTTTGCTAATTCTCCAGGATTTGTTTTTGCAAGATTTTTTAAAACATCATCACTAAAACCTTTTTCCCTTTGATTCCATAACTGTTCTAATATTTTAGGTGAATCATCTTCTGGCTTTTTTTCTTCTTTAACTTCTTCAACTTTAGGTTCTTCTGCTACAGGTTCTTCTTTAGTCTCTGCACGTTCACCTAATTTTTTTTGTAATTCTAAATGAGCTTTCTCTAGCTCTTCAGCATTTTTATATTTACCAGCTAATAAATTTTCTTGCTGGTTTTGTAACTCCTCTCCAACTTGAAGTGAGTCTTGTTCTTCTGGAGTTAATTCAGGCTGATCAGCTTGAGTTTCATCCATTGTTAATGTCTCTGACATATGTATTAATTAATATGGTTGCCCGCCACCAGCTAATTGTTGTGCTAGTGCAGGGTTTTTAGTAGGGTCAGCCATAGGAGATTTCATTGCTTGAACTTGTAACTCTTCACGTTTCATGTTCATCGCTTGTCCTTCTGCTCTTTGCCTGTCTTGTTCTACCTCTTGCATACTCTTTACAAGATTAAGTACATCAATTCCTTGTGCAGCTGCTAAACGTTTAATAGCTTCTTCTGGGTTTATGTATTGAAGCATTGCTTCTGGTCCCATTGCTTGAGCAATAGTTGTCATAAACTGAATAAGACTTTCTCTATCCTGTCCACGTCCAAGAGCATTGACACCGGCTACGATTGTAGGCTTAACCATATTACCGGGTATCTGTGGTATCTCTCCAGATTTCTGGAATACCGTTAGTTTTCTTGATAGGTAAGGAACTAATAGGTCAATAGTTAACAGTGAATACAATCCACCGAGCTGTTGATCTAATTCCATCTGCGTCATACGTACTTCTTCAGCTGTAGTTCTTTCAGACTGTCTGACATTAAGAATTAAAAAAGCTTCATTTAGACGTTTTTCTAATTGCATAGCCATTTCAAATGCAGTTCTAAAATCAGCTGTTTTTCCTACGTTGACTACACCTATATCATCAGGTCTTCCCTGTATGATTGCACCGTTGCCAGCTTGAGCTAAAGTCTGTGGTTTTGTAGTTGAGCTTGGGCTGACTGTAAAGACAACTTTTGCTGCACTTGCGCTACCTTCGACAAGAGCTTGCATTAATGCTTCGAGAGATTTTAGATCTCCCATAAACTCTTCGACTCTTCCTCTACCATACGCTTCACCATCCACGGTATTAAACCTTAGTGGTAACCATGGTGTAGCGGTAGCTGGTGCTTTTCCTTTTGAAGCAGGGATAATTTGATCATATACTTCTTGATGCCATTCGTATCTATTACCCACAAGTAAACAATGTGTGTATATATCTACTTCTTGGCGATCTACATATTCACCATCTTCGGTGACATCTTGTTCTTTATCTAATTTAAAATCTTCTGGAACAATATCTTCCAAAAGAGATTTATTAATTCTTTCTTTAGTGACAATCTCTATAACGTTACCGTTACCATCTCGTTCTATTACATATCTATTTAATGGGAACATCTTCAGTCCAGATTCACCCATAAATATCAAAACATTACCAGCAACAATTAAATGTTTTAATGCTTGATGAACTATTACACGATCACTTGATGCAGCAATAGCTTCAAGAATAGTTCTTTCTATTTTGGCAAAAGATAAATCTAATTCTGATCTCATCTCTGGAGGTATTCCACCCTGCAAAGCATTTTCATCTAACTGTAATTTAAAAAAGCTTGTTGATGGAGGTAGCAAAGCAAGCATTAGTTTGGATGCTAGTGTCACTACACCTTTTGCACCAACTGATTGCCATGGAGTTATAAGATTTCTTGCTCCTCCGTTATGATCCTCTTCACCTCTAATTAAATATGGAAGTGTAAGCTTAGTTGCTTGTTCAGCTATGTTTAAGAACTGTGATCTGTCACTAGAAAGCGCATCGTATCTAGCTTTCGCAGTCATAATTATATATTAAGTGTTTTTAATTTCATGGTACGACTTAGTTGACCTGTACCAGTTTGGACAGCACCAGAGTTGTAAGCTTTAGATCTTCTCATCTTTACTCCGCCAGCACTATCTCCAAGCATTCTGTAATTCATCATGGAACCGAGTCGACCTATTCTTTCCTCAACATCTTTACCTGTATCATCAATACGTTTAGTAAGTGCATCTTCTTGTTGGCGTAGTTCAGTACCAAATCGTCCAGACAAATTAGAAAGAGCTTCATCTCTTGATGAATAAACATCAGTTAAAGCATCGAAAGCATCAGATCTTAAATCCTTTAAACCAGATGTAAGGTTGCCTCGAACATCTCCAATTTCAGTTTGTAGTGCTGTTCTAACATTTTCAAGATTGGTTGCTGATTGTTCTTTGAAACCAGAAAAAGAGTTTCTTAATTTTGCAAGATCATCAGATGTTAAATTTAATTGAGATTGTAAAGATTGATCTTTACCAAATAATCTTGAAAGGTCTCCACTTAATTCAGATAAATCTGATTGTATTTTAGTATCATCATAAGTATCCGTCTTTTGAAATAACTCAGGATACTCTGTTTCTAAATCTAATTTTAATTGAGCTAAATCTATACTTTCATTTGGATTAAATTCTAGTTCATTAAATTTACTATCAAATTCACCTCTTAAAGTTTCACCAAGATCATTTAAACTTTCAGACATACGTGTATCGTATCCAGATACACTGTCATATTTACTTTGTAAATCTTTAATAATAGAATCTAGTCCAGATATATCTCCTATGGTAGAAGCACCTGTACCACTACCACTACCATAAAGCTTTTCTAAATCAGTAAATCTATCTTTTAATCCAGAAAGCTGGTCAGTGTAATCAGTTTTAAATTTAAATAAATCTTCTATTTGCGTAGACTGTGTTGCATCTATTTCACCAAGACCTTTTAAATAAGAATCTTGTGCTTTATTAGCTTGACTTAATAATTCTAATTGTTTATTTTGTTCAACATTTTCATCAAATCTGTGTTGGTTATACGTACCAAGATTATCTATGTGTTTTTGAAACTCATCATGTTTTTGACTAATCCAAGCATCATCATATTTGCTTTGTTTACCGCCACCACTACTCATAATTACCTCCTATAAATCTTTAGTTACAACTGAGTATTCGTTGGTCCAATTTAATTTTTTTGCAAGACCTTTTCTAGTCCATGCTGAAATAGTTGTGCAGCTTTGACCTCTTGCAAAATCCTCAACTACATCAAACAATTGCATCCATTGATCATAATCATGACCTGTTTTTGTAGACCATGTTGTGATGTGAAATACTTTTTTTCGTGGATGTATTAAAACTTCTCCTATTAAAGCTGACATAATTTCATCAGCTTCAACTCCAATAAATAATATTACTTCTTTTTTAAATAATTTTTCAAGTATATCTAGAGAATTTTGTTCACCATAATTATGAACTAAAGCTTTATCAATTAAAGGTTTTACTTTATTCCATACTCTTGGTACTTCTTCTGGAGCGAGTGGAAACGCTATCATTGTTCATCTATTCGTTTTTTTATCCACTCAACAACTGATCTTTGACCAGCTTTGTACATAATTGACCCATATTCTTCTTTAGGATGCGGGTTAACTTGTGGAAAGTTTTCTTCTAATTCCTGAACTATGAAAGGTAAAGTTGGTCCAATGATTGGTTCAAGAATATTGCGGGAGGTTTCTATTGTCATGTTCGAAAAATGATGGCATTCTTGCCGCTTTGGTGGTAGCTAATTGTGGTGCTTTACCTTCATACATAAGGCGATCACTACAATCGAGCCAAAATTTTTTGCTTAAATATTTATCGCTTGATTCATATTGAAGGGGCTGCATTATCCAATTGATAGTTGCCTTTCTTAATTTGTCTAAGGATTGACTAGGTGTTAGCCCTAACTCCAGTGATACCAGGGAGTTTGTTGCTACGTGAACTTGTTCGTCACGGGAGATATCTGCTGAAACTGTAGCCAGTCCAGCGTCTCCGTTGAATCTAAAGAATGGTAGGAGAACAAAGAAGATTGCTCTCTCAATTACCAATGCCTTTAGAATTGTGTGATCAGGATGAGACATCCAAGCATCTCGTAAGCGTAAAGCTTCAGCTTCGGCAATGTCATCTACGCCGTGGGCGTTGGTGATGTATCCGAGTGCTAGGTCATGCTTAATCTCATCTTTTACGTTTGACTCTAGAAGTAATCTGGCAGCGTTGGGAACATTTTTATCAAGGGCTTCCTCAATAAAGGCACCCACTGGTAGCTCCATATTACGTACTGAAAGACAACGGTAGATGGTTTCTTCCGCTCCATTTTTAAATTTTCCTTTGGTGGTTTGGACCGGTGTCCATGTTCTTTTTCTTTTTAATAATTTTTCGTAGGGGTTCATTGTTGACAGTCACATGCTGAATCGTCAGGTTTATTACTCATTATTTGCTTAAGGTATGCGTCAACTTCATCTGTATCTAATGCTGCATATGCATCAGACTTGTCTTGTGTATTCCCCATAACTTGCAAACTGTAGTAAAGAGACGTTTGTGGACTTTTAAGCCACTCGTCTACAAATGC